AAGGGCGAGTCACTTCCTGACCTCATGGAGCAGATACTAGCTGAAGAGTTCAAGGATGGCATGGATAAGAAAGAGGCACTTTGTCGTCGGCTTACCCAGCTTGCTTTTACGGGAGAATCTTGGGCGATGCGCGAGGTCCTTGACCGCACTTTCGGCAAGCCAAAGCAAGTAGTTGACCAGACGAACAGAAATGTGAGCGTTTCCATTGATGGCAAAGATGTTGAAGCCTATAGCTGATGCCAGCAAATTGGCTCAAAGTCCATGAAAGGATAAGAGACGAAGTAGGGAAAAGCGAGGATTTTCTGCTTTATGGCGGCGCTGGATCTTCAAAAACGTGGACCATTCTTAAAATCGTTTTCACTCGTGCGTTGCTTTGGCCCGGGTCTAGGCACATCTGTTTTAGGCAAAGATTCGAGCACACCAAGAACACTCTATGGCCTTCTGCAAAGGAGTTGATGAACGCTGAGTGGCCCGGTCTTTGGGACCAGTGCGAGACTAACCGATCAGGGGGGTCATGGTCTATTAAGATAAACGAATCGGAAATTTTATTCTCTGGACTAGATGACAAAGAACGGGTCGAGAAACATCTTGGCTCAGAGTACGCAACGGTCTACATAAACGAGGCTTCAGAGATTAAAGATGAGTCCGCTATAGATTTAATCAGTTCTAGGCTTAGACAAAAAATTCCCGGCAGGCACCTTTTGTTAATTGATGAAAACCCACCTTCTAAAAACCACTGGACTTACAAGAGATACATTCTTGAGAATAATGTTGGCCGAAAAGCTTTCAAGATAAATCCTATTGATGTCAAGGAGAATTTGCCATCGAGTTACATTGAACGGCTGAAAAAACTACCTGAGCGACTCAGACAGCGTTTTCTACATGGTGAGTTCACTGTTGATATCGACGGGGCTCTATGGAACTTTGACATGATTGAATCTACACGAAACGCCCTCAATGGTGAGCACGGGCGCACAGTGGTAGCGATTGACCCTGCTGTTACAAACAAAGCGGACTCGGACGAGACAGGCATAATTGTAGGCTGCGCCAAGGGTAGCGGGGCAAAGATTATCGAAGACCTTTCAACGAAGTCATCTCCCAACGAATGGGCAAGTGTAGCGATTGCTGCATACCATCGCCATGAAGCTGACGCAATTGTGGTTGAGACGAACCAAGGTGGTGACCTGGTTGAGACTGTGATTAAAAATGCCGACCCGACCATCCCGATAAGGCAGGTCCGCGCTACCAAGGGCAAGCATTTAAGAGCTGAGCCAGTCGTGATGCTTTACGAGCAGGGGTTAATCGAACATGCTCCCGGGCTTGAGCAACTTGAAGACCAGATGATGAGTTGGGTTCCATCGGCTGGAGGGCCATCGCCCGACAGGGTGGACGCTCTGGTCTGGTGTCTTTTTGACCTGTTGCTCAATAAAAAGCCTTCGTTATCCTTTACGTTTATCTAATCGACCTTAAAATATTAGTTGAAAATTGGCTTGGTGAACATGGAAAAAACCTTTTTTAGTCGTCTCTTTGAACGAAAGTCCACAGTTAGCCAAGCCCATTTTCTTAATATTGGCGATCACCAGCCCTCCATGGAATCGTGGGAATCCTTCGCGAAGGAGGGGTACAGGGATAACTCAACAGTTTATCGCTGCATTTCGATGATTGCATCTAACGCTGCTTCCATTACACCATACGTCTACGTTAATGGCGAGAGGGAAGAGGGGCACCCGCTGGAGGAGTTGCTCAACAAGCCAAACATTGACGAAGGTGGGGTGGAATTTAGGACTGCTTCATTCAGTTGGATGTTGCTCACAGGGAACTGCTTTACATCACGAGACGTTAACTCAGAAGGGATGCCGTCAGAGCTTTGGAACTGGCAACCCTACAACATGAAAATCGGCCACGCGAAAAACAACCCAAAAGTCCCAGCTCAATACAAGTGGAGCGCCAGGGACTACGTAAAAAGATGGGATGTTGACCCGCTAACTGGTCAGTCTGATATGTTGCATTGGCGTACATTCAACCCCGCCACATGTAACTCATTTTACGGGCAGGCCCCACTTTCCGCTGGTGCGATGGCTGGCGACCAACTTAATGCCGCAAATAAATGGCGCTACAACGTCCTGAAGAACGATTGCCGCCCTTCTGGGATTTTGTCTACCAAGGCGGATGTCGATTCTGGGCAACGCAAGGAACTTGCAAAGCAACTTGAGGAAGACCACATGGGATTCACCAATCCAAGTCGCTTTATCATCGCGGGCGGCGGGGAGATTAAGTGGGAGCAACTTGGCATGAATCCAAAGGATGCGGATTGGCTAGACGGCTCGAAGCACAACAAGCAGGAATTGGCTGAGGTCTTTGGAGTGCCAACACAACTGCTCGGCATCGAAGGGGCTCAAACGTATGCGAATTACGAGGAGGCGCGACTCGCGTTCTGGGTGGAGACAATCATCCCACTGATGGATCTTTATTTCTCCGAGTTGAATCGCTGGCTTTCTCCGCTTTATGGTGGAAATGTTGAACTCCGATATGATGAAAATGAGATAACGGCGCTCAATGTTATTCGCCAAAAGAAGCTACAAACGTGCCTAGACTCGGACGTTTTAACAATTAACGAAAAGCGGGCGATTCTTGGCTATCCAATAGACGACAATCCTGAAGCTGACTCACTTTTCATCGACGCTTCAAAGATTCCTCTAGGCATAGATACATTCACCGAGGACGAATCAGGCGCTAAAGAACTGGCTCAGGCTTTGATGAGGATGGGTCACAGGCGCATTGATGCAGAGCAGAAGGCCATGGACCTGTTACTAGATGGGAAATGCCAGCACTAAGCACAAGGCGACAGGGTGCCATTCAAAGGCGTCGCCAACTCTTGCTGGAGCGTCGTTACAGGTCGCAGTTTAGGCGTGAGATAGAAAGAGCCTACAAGAAGGCCGCAGGCGATTATTTGGCTGGTGGCGAGTCTCGAATGGTTGCAGAAATGGAAGAGCACCGGGAGGAAATTAAAGATATTTTGGGCCGCCTTTATGGTGATTCTTTCGATATGTCGTTGGCTTATGTTAATGAAATATTCGGAAAGCGCGACCCAGTTTGGATTGAAAAGAAAGAATCAGTCTACATTTATGAAGCTGATGACGTTGTGACGCAATCAATCATTGCTTTTTTAAGGCAGCGCGGTCTCGAGATGTCGATCACAATTGAGCAGACTAGCGTCAAGGAGCTTAGGAACTTAATCGCTGACCTCAAAGAGGAAGGTGCTACAGAGCTTGAGATTGCCTCACAGCTTGAAAAGACGGGGCAGCTACGCGCTCCAAGTCGGTCGATTACAATCGCAAGAACTGAAGTTGGGGTTAGTTCCTCTAAGTCTCAATTTGATCTGGTTCGGGAATTGCCCGACCTTCCTGAAATGGTTAAGGAATGGGATTCCTCGGGAGACAAGCGCACAAGGAAAACCCACAAAGACGCAGAAAAGCAAAACTTCCAGATGCCGGACGGGCGCTTTCGTGTAGGACGTGGGGACTTTCTTCACCCAATGGAATCGGGTCAACCAAAAGAAGAAGTGATTAATTGCCGCTGCGTCCTTAATTGGGTAGAGGTCGAAGATATTAATTTATCGGAGATTCAACGATGACTTCATCGCTACAGATAACAAAGTCGAGGGTCCGGCAAATCGCTCAAGAAGTGATAAATAGCGATGACATCACGGAGGGCACGGATAATAAATACTTTAGCTCAGAAAGTTTTGACAATGCTTTGGCGACGAAGACGACGGATGATATAGCAGAAGGCTTGGCAAATCTCTATCTAAACGGGTCTGGCGACAGTGACGACCTGACCGAAGGATCGTTAAATCTATTCTACACGTCGGCGCGGTTCGATACAGATTTCTCCGGCAAGGATACTGATGATCTATCAGAGGGCGGCTCTAATTTGTACCACACTGACGCAAGGGCACAATCCGCTCTAAATGGCTACGACGCCGACAACCTTGGTAGTGGGACTGCTACAGATGGGCAGGTGCTGACGGCTGACGGGGCAGGCGGCGCAGCTTGGGAAGACGCCGCATCTGGCGGAGGTGGGACAGACGGCACAAAGGCAGGGTTTACGATGACCTCAACGGCGACATCTGTGCCAATTGTCTCTGGGGCAATCCTACATTTCTACGCTATCGGTTCTCTGCATCTTGTCATTGATGGAGATGATGACACTTTTGTTGGGTTCAACATCCAGACCTCGACAATGATAACTGGCACCCTTTCGGCTTCTTACGCAGATGTCTTCATCGGGAGCGCTGGCACATGGACCTTGGAGGCTCAAAAAAATGGGACGAATTATGAAATCAGAATTAAGACGGGGTCAACAATCACATCGGTGGGCTATTTAAGGA